TAGACGGTAGTTTCTCCGTCATGGTATGAGTAAAATATTACTTCGGGATTCCTCTCCCTGATTTATTTATCTTCTTTCTTAGTCTGAGCTTTTAAAAGTTTAGATAATTCTGATGTTGACCCTACAAAGAGTGCGTTATTAACTGTGGATGGGCCTTTTGCTTTCTCTTCTTCATTAACTTCTTTTAGTTTTTTCTGAAGATCCATCAACTTATCAGTTGCATCTGCAACGTTTTTTATCAACTGACCTGCTACTTCATATGCTCTTGGCATCTCACTTTCTTGAGCAAGTTCAAGAATACCATTTATTGCTTCTTGACCTTTCTCTATTATACTGTAAAGATTTCCACGAGTATATTCATAATCTTTACTGATATGATCAACTTTTGGTTTTTCTTTCTTTTGAACTTTTTCAATCTCTGCAGGAACAATACTTGTTTCTACATTGAAAGCATCATCTAATCCGTCGGTTTTCATGTGTAAGATCCGTCAAATCCAAAGTCATCACCAAGTTCGATGATATTACTATCCTCTCTTGCGGTATAATCAATACCCTTGACTCCAGTTCCTCTAACGTGTGCTTTAGCAATTGTGCTATCAGCACCTCTTTCAACAGTAAGTTTATTACTTGTAATTTTAGTAACTTTCATCTCTTCACCTTCAACATCAATAAACTTATTAACTGTAATTGCAGTTCCATCAGCAACGTTGATTGTTTTCTGAGATGCATCTATATCTTCACTTATTGTAGTTACAACATCATCAGTGTAATCTTTAAGTGCTCTAGGTTGAACAGCAAATGTAACATCTCTTTGAGTGCTTTGTGATCCACCAGCAAGATAACGAACAGATGCAGTCTTGATAATATCTTTGGATGCAGATGTAACAGGGCCAAATAGATATGTCTTTGCAGTAAATCTTAAAGTATAAAGTAAAACTCTTCTGGATGTAAAATCTCCTTCATACTGATCATCCATTGTAATATTTTCTAATACAACTGGAACATCTTTCTTCTCGTTTATCAAACTTACGAGATTAATTGTTAAATTATATTGTGGTTGGAAGAATGGTAATATCTGTTCTACTAATTGTAATGCGTCATCATTTAACTTACACATAATTGCAAGTTCAAATTGCATATTATATGGAACTGGCATGAATACCTTTTTAATATCTGTTCCGTCGTCTGGATTCTTAACTGCTATTGTCTGAGTTGTAGTTACTTTTCTAGATGAATCATAGGTTAAACCAGTAAACTCAAATGACATTCTAGGTAAACTAATCTGAGTTGCCTGACTTAAGTTTGGTGCTTGCTCTAATCTTGCTAAAAATTTCTGTGTTGGGCCATATGCCAAAGGAACTTTTACAGTTGATCCTTCCTGTTTAATGGTAAGACCATTAAAAAGTGTTCCGAAACTGATAATCGTTTTTCTTAGAATTTCGTTGTAAAAATACTCAAACATTGCTATAACCTCTTATATTATATTTATGGTGTGCCAAATGGGTTGTTTTCTGAGAAGTCTAAAATAGCATCTGCCTGTAGTTCAAACTCATCATTTTCACCAAATCCATCATCAAAATTAGTTAGATCAATCAATCTAATTAAGTGTGATGCACCTGAAGATGATCCTGTAATTGTCTCTCCAGCTCTGAATGTGCCTGTGATATTATATATCTCTAACTCATTTGTAGTTGCATCCCATGTTCTAATTCTTGCTGTAGCACCACTAGTTCCACCAGTAATAGTTTCGTTAAATGAGTAGTTCCCTGAACCAGAGCTACCTGGTGATGCGATAGAAATAGTAGGTGCTACCGTGTATCCAACACCAGCATTTCTAATGTGTATTGCAGAGATTGTTCCAGCAGCACTAACAACTGCAGTTGCAGCAGCAGATACTGTTGATATTCCATTCTGTGCAGTAAACGTAATTGTTGGTGATGTAGTATATCCTGAACCACCTGAAGTGATGGTAACAATACCAACCACACCATTCTCTATTTTAGAAGTTGCAGCAACACCTGCTCCATCTCCAATAACTGACACTACAGGATTGCTCGTATATCCAAAGCCAGGATTTACTAAGTCAATAAATTGAACAACAGATTTTTTACTATCACTAATATTACCTTCAATAGCAATTCCACTCAATAATTTAGATGTGGCAATACCAGTTAACCCTCCTGTAGGTGCAGATGATATTGCAACTCTTGGTGCAAATGTAAATCCTTTACCTCTATTGGAAAGAAATATCTGTTGAATACCACCATTGATAATACCTACTGATGCAGTTGCTTGTGCAGCAGTTCCTACAAGAGTTAGTTTCTGTGTTCCACCTGAACCGATGAGAATCTCCTCTCCATCTGCTCCTTCTATTCCTTCTAAAGTATCATCTATTTCATCAACACCCGTATCAATAACTTCATCCTCATAGCGGAATAGTTCACAAGTTAGTTTATAAACATAGTTCTCTCTTAACTGATAGAATGGCTTCTCATGTTCTACATATTTAATTTCAAACAAACGATCACCTAGTGGAAAATAAATTAAGTCTCCCTCTTTTGGTCTTGTAGAGAGTTTGACATTAGATTCATTTTTCATTAGGGGAGATATGTAAGTTTCAAATCTCTCTCTTGATATGATTAATGTGACTTCATTAGTTGCTTGTATACCAAACTTTGATAGAGTTGATGGCATATCATCATACCCATCAAAATTGTCAATATATGCTTCTATTGGATATGCATCATCAAATTTAGATTGAACTACTTCTTTTAATATTGATTTTTCAGTCAAATATTTTCTTGGCATGTAATGAATATCCACACCGTACATTTTCAACTGCTCGTTAATCAAAGACTGAACGAGACTTTGTTCCCCAGAAGAGCCTTGTTGAAAAAACGGATTTAGTGCCATTATATTAACCTATAAAGTCAAGAGGTGGTAGTTCATAAGTGTTAGACATTTGTTCTCTGATAATTGTTATATCATTTATTGCATCATCATAGATTTGTCTACCATTTAATTCTACTCCACCAGGTAATTTAACTCCTTGGAATTTCATTAAGTTTTGACCCCACTGCTTTTTAAGATGTGCAGTAAAGTATCTTTTTAAAAATGAATCATTAAAAACTCTAGCATAATCATTAGGATCTAATGTTCTGTAACAATCAATTACAAGAAACTCTCCATCAGTGATACTAGACCAATCAATATCAAGATATAATCTATCTTGTCTTTTATTAAATCTAATTTGTTTTTGTGTTGTTAATAGAAAATTTATATCCTCAAGATATGTTTTTGTCATCGCATATGACAACAATTCTGTTGATCCATAATAATATATGTCATTCAAAAATAATTGATATTTTAAACTAAACATACCACTTGACATTCTATTAGAGCCATCAAAATGAAAGACCTTTGTAATACCAAGAATATCTGGTGGAACTTGTAAATAATTTGATGTTTCATTAAAACTAAATGAAACGGTTTGACCATCAATTGTTGATGTTGCTGTTTGTGTAGTAATACCTACATTGTCTGTATTCCCTCCTCTTGATCTTCCTCTTTTTATATCATCTTCAGTAATTTCGTATTTTAAAAATGTTGGATATACACCATCAAAATGACGTTCTTGAAAATATTGAATGGCATCATCCAATATATCCTCAACTTGCTCATCTGCAACGTTGATTTCCAATACTGGTGCACCTAACTGCCTTTTAGCGTAAGTGATTAATTCTGATCGGGTGGATGGTTGGGCCATTTATACTATACCTCTATCATATTTATATTGCAGACGAAATGCCTGGTTGAACTAAGATTGTTCCATCAACAATCCTATAGAAAGTAGCCCCAGAACTAACAATAACATCATAGACATATCTACCTTCACTTAAAGTTCTTGTAGCAGTTGATCCTAATGAAATTGTAATCTTCCCTGCAGTAGCACTAGTGGTATCAATACCAACAGAAAAAGTTGCTACAGGGAAACCAGTGGATCCAATAGAGACACTTTTTGTCATCTGAGCAGAACCTGTCCACCCAGTAGTTGTAGCAATACCAACAGCATTAGTTGTTGAAAAATTATATCCAGTGTTAGAAGTATCTACTACTTCAAATGTTCCTGTGAAGTTAGCACCACCATTCATAATAAAATTACAAGGATATGCAACACCTGCTTCTGGATCAAATGTAATTTTTTTATTTGCCATTGACTAACTCCTTTAATAGAGATTTAATCTCGTTCATTTCATTTTTCAAACTAGCAAGATCCTCTTCAACAGATAAGGATTTTTCCTTTTCAAGTTTACGTTTTTTACGTTGAGAAATATACTGCTCATACGCACTTGTATTAGTATTGATAATTTGATCAGTATTTGGATCTCTAACCAAATCTGTATTACCTTCAACTGGGATGTAATTTGACATTATGCTAAAGTAATAACTCTTAGATCAGAAACTCTAGGAACATAGGTTTGATTTGTAGATGTTAAAACAAATTTAAATCTATAATACTTAAATGCTGGAAGATCATCTATATTAAATTCAAACTCTTTAAATGTTACCTCATTACTCTTAAATCCTCCAACATCAGTTTTAGGAATAAGTCTATCAGGTAAACCATCACTTTCAGCAGCACTAATTACTTGACCTTGATCATTTAAATTTTTATAACCAGGGAATGGTTCAAATATTGGATCAAAGTTAGGAGTTGCACTAATTGCATAAAATGCTCTTATATCAGAATATTCGTTAATATGTGCACTAAGCACAACTTTAATTGATGAAGCAGAGTTTGCTAAACTATTTTCTCTGGAAACATATTGGCATGATGTAGGATCATCAAGTAAACTATTAACTCTAGAATCTGTTTTGTAATTTGAAATAGGAGCATCAACTCTATTAGAAATTAGAATCGCACTCATTCTTTGTAAGTCTACAACAGGAGATAAGTTAGGATTACTTGTTTCTAAAGTAAGTGTAATATTAAATGATCGATCACCAGAGAAGTTTTGAATGATTGAATTATTTGTTTCATTAATTCTAGAAGCAATCATTCTAGGAGAGTTTAAATAATTTGATTTATTTAAAGTTATACTCTCACTTCCTTTATCTAAGAAAGGTAAATCAGATCCTTGGCCCATTCCATTACCAAGACTCGCTGCTGATATAGTTTTCATATTAGCAGATACAGTAGTGCCAGGAACAGTTACATGAGAAATATTTGGTGAAATAATTTGGAAAGGAATATTTTGTGTTGCATGAGCATCATATCCACCGACTGATTTGGTGTCATTAAAGTATAATTTAGGATTACTATTTGCACTTGATGCACTCTGTCTATTTGCAGCTGCAAATGGTAAACCAGTTTGTGCAGCAGTTAAATCACTTGTATCAATTTTTATGGTATAACTATCAAATGTGATTGGGTTTGGATCTCTATCAGTAATTTCACTTAGCAAATGAGTTCTATTAATTCTTGAAAGAGATACACCACCTAATTCATACTTACGAACAGAAGTTCCTTTAATATATCCTTTTGCATTGTTTCCTCTTGTTATTCCTGTAATTGATCCGCTAGAAGCACCTGTGTATTTAATCACTTCATCACCAATTTGTAAATAACCAGGATTTGTTGCTCCAACAGCAACATTCTCAAATGTTGTAAAGTTATCAGTGCTAACAACAGATATTGTTGAAGTTGAACTTGAACCATATGGTAATGATAGTTTTGTTGGAACTACGTCAGACTCAACATCAGAAATTGTTACTCTATTAGTTTCATGATGCATACCATGATTTCTATGATCAACAGTGAAATGTAATCCATCACTTACCTCTGTAATTTTCTTTAATGTTGTAATTCTAGCATGAGTATTAGAAGCACCAACTGTTGTGTTTAATGACGTTGTTAATCCAGTAATTGGATGTGTATATGTCATTCTTCCATTGAGAGCAAAGTCTCCTTGAACATTATCTAATATCAACTCTTCTGTACTACCAATTGAAACCACAGATAGTCTTGCATTTCTACCAGATACAGCAGTTCCATCTGATGCAGTAATTGTTCCTATACCAAGAACATCACCTCGTTGGAATCCACTTCCAGAAGATCTAATTGTTGCTATAGCTACAACACCATCAGTAACTCTTATATCTGCTGTCATGAAATCACCACCAGCAGTTACATTAGAAAGAGCAACTCCAACATAATCAAATGTTCCAGATGCTGGAGTATATCCTAAACCTGCATTTACGATACCCATATCACCAGTTCCTATTCCAGCACTACCTACAAAGTTACCACTTGCGTTTGATGCAGCTGCATAAGTGCTATCTCCATCATTAAATCCTAATTGATTAACCGTATTACCTAATGTAAGAACAGTATCTGCTAATGAAGTTCCAATACCAACTCTAATTCGTTTTGAATTTATATTAATTGAATTTGGTCGTAACTTTGCAACTTGGTTATTACCTTCAGATAAAATAGGATTATATATTTCCATAGATCCAGTGGTTTCAAACACCGCTTTATTAATTACAAATTTAAGGTCTTCCCACTGTGATGCATCCCAAGTAGAAGCATTCTGTGATTTAAAGAGTGATCCTAAGTATGGTTGTTGTGATATGAATTCATCAGTTAATAAATCAGATTCTCCTACTCTCGATATGAATACTTTATATTTGGTTGACCATGATGCTAAACATATTGCATACTCTGTATTATCTCCCTCAAGATACACAGGTGCTTCAAAATTAAATCTAGTTGCAACTGTTCCATTTGTAGAAACATTAATTAGATCTGGAGATAAAATTATTTCAGAGAATGGTAAAATTTTCTGTGTGGGAACTCCACCTTCCATTGTTCTGATTTGGAATGTCATAGGTATATCCATGTCATCCTTACTTTGGAAGTATATGTCACAACTTGTAATAAAGATACCACCACTTTCGGTAACTTGGAAAGATTGTGCTAATGGATCATACCAACGATCTTGTCTAGTTTCATTATCAGAAGAACTAATAGCCTCTGTTTTCATAACAGTAGATCCTGTTAATGATCTAACAGATCTCTCTTCTTTAGTTGGTTTAGTCTGAATAATAGCATTTCGAGTAGAAATAATATTTTCTTGAACTGTTTCTAAAGTTCCAGCAGCAGTGTAATTATCTTCACCAAATGTATCTGTATTTTCTTGATCATTAGTGTTATTATCAATCATGGTAAGAGTTTTTGTTCCTGTTTCAAATTTTGGATGATTACCACTATTTGGATTTGGAATATAAAAACTACCAATTAAGTTTGCACCTAAATCTGATATCAACCTTTTATTACTAATAGTGGCTGTAGCACCACTCGTTGCACCTCTAAGTTCCATTCCAGTTGCTGCATATCCATAAAAATCTCCTTGTGCTTGATCACTCATTGATTTTGTATCAACATTTAAAATTGTTGATGTAGCTGAATATGTTGATGGCATGTTTGTAGCACCACCACTAGCAGATGCAAGTTGAACAACACCTGGTGTTCCTAAGAATGTTTCAAGACCAGTTGCACCAACTTGAGATATATAAGGATTTTTGGCAAAAACCTCTGTAGGAGCATTATATGGGCCTGCTCTATGATTTGATTGTGCCACTCTAAATCTAATTGCAGGAACATCTGTTCCCTCAGCTGGATCACCAGCTGTAGGTAGTTTTCCAATGACAGTCTCACCAACTTGGAAAGTTCCAGATTGCATTGTGATTTCCATCAATTTAGGTGTCATATATTTGTTCACTAAAACACCATCAAAGAATGGATATAGTTGTGTAAGTGGTTTACATTTTGTGACTCTGACTTCTATATTTCTAGAACGCATAGTTGTGATAATATCACGACTTACAACTCTATCTCCAATAGATTCATTATCAAATTGTTCAGTAACAAATTTTCTAGTTCCAGTTCTAACTTGATTATCAATTTGGAAAGTATCCCTAATTGTATCTTCAAAAGTAGTTGTAGTAGTTGTAGTGACATCCTGTGAATGGTTAACTCCAGATCCACCATTTATCCAACCTGCTTTAATGATTTCTTCTTGAGTTGTTGAACTTGTTTCCTGTCTTTGTTGTTTTCTATCTGAAAATTCTTGGCCAATCCATGAAGTCTCCCAAGAATTCCACTGTGTTGGTGCTAATCCAGTCTGTGGATCAACTCCAAATTCTTGCATCGCTTGTGCCATAATACCAGCAAAGTTACCTTCTTGTTGAATTATCTTTGCTTCAAGTCTTGCTGTATCTGTCCATGTATCTGTTGATGGAGATAACTTAACAGTTGCTTGCCAGAAACTAACTAAAAATGGTGTAACACTTTCTGTTCTAGTTGCAAATTGTTGACTTAACCATTCAGTTTCAGTATATGAAAGAGTAACAACATCACTTTGTTTAGTTATATTTGTTCCTTCAGCAGCAAGAAAAGCACGATCAACTCCAACATCAACACCTTCGACAGGGCCAGGCATTAAATCAACAGATGTGCAATAATGTTGTGGTCTTAATTCATTGTTAGAAGGATCTAAACTACATTTTATCTTGAATCCATTAGTTTCTTGTGTTTTAAGACTAGTGAAATTATCAACAAAAAATCCAGATTTAAATTTATTCAATCCATCCGCATCAGGAACAAATAAATTTTGTGTTTGAGTTTCAAGTAAAGATAAAGATGTATAATATTCAAGATTCTTAATTCTATTCTCAAGATCTCCAATATCTTGCATTCTATATCTCTTATATTTCATGAAATCTATTTTAGCCTGTTTAGGTGAAAATAGGTATGGAGGTAGAGTAATAGTTGCTATTTCTATCGCATCATCAACTCCAGTTGGTCTTTCTCTTTTCTCTGAAGGATCTCCATATTTAACTTGAAATCTTCCAGTTTTATCTAAGAAAATTCTATCTAATCTTCCAACAAAATGAGAGAAAGTAAGGTTGATTGATTCATCAGATGCTAATATGTTTGCAGCAGAACTTCCCGAAGCAGTGAATGATCTACCCTTAAATTCAAATGGAGATCTTACATTTTCTGCAACTGTGTAAGAAGAAACCTTTGGTCTTATATCAAGAGTATCAGTTACATACTCACCATTAATCATTGGAATTTCTGTGCTAAAATTCCAACTATTATAAGAATTTTTTACAGTAACATCACCTTCATCAGTTGAATCGTAATATCCATTTTTAAAATATATTTTTAATTGTTTTTTAGGTTCTTTTGCATTTGACCTTCTAGTAATAAATCCATAATCATAGAAAGTGCTTCTTTGACCATTAGTGAAAGTATAGTTTGAAGATATATTTCGACTAGGATTATCTAGAGTGGTGATTAAACCTTGAATAGTTGTTTCTTCAAATTCTACAATTTCACCCTCTTCAAATGCTGTTTCGTTTTTAGTAATATATGTAATTTGATTATCTAATGTGATCTCAGAAACAATAGCTACAGCACCACTATTTTGACCCATAACTTTTTCACCCACAATTAAATCTGATGCTTTTCCAGAAGGCCCATTTAAAGATGTTAATGTCATTTTGGGTGCAGATGCTTCAGACGTATCATTTGACTCAAAAATACCATGAATACTAATAACATCTGCTTCATTTAAAACTATTTTTTGATCCTGAACTCTTGTTCCTATTGGATAATTACCAGTTGCTAATCCATCATTCAATGTCGTTCCGCCAACACCAGATGCAGTATCTTTAGAATAATTGACCACAATTGAATTTACACGTTGCAATCTTTTTACTTTAGCAGATGGTTTTGATTTTGTAAGTGTAGCAATTAATGTACATCCTGTATCTGCTGCTCCTAATCCTCTTATCTGTAAAACTGTGCCTCCAGAGGAGAAAGTAAACATTTCAGCAGATAAAGAAACAGTTGTTCCATCCTCTCTCATAAAAACATATCTTTCTTCATCAAAAGGTAAGAAAGTTTCATTTGTACCTGCAGTCACTGCAGATGATAATTGACCTAATCCAGTATTAGCATTCAGAGTAACATTAACAGTAAATTGTTTTCTAATAGTTAAAGTAGAACTTGAAAGATCAACATCTGAAATAAATGCTTTTGGCATTAACGCATATAACTTACTGTCTGTAGATCTCTCTAGTGGGCTTGTTATTAGTGTTAGATCAGAAACAGTTGTTGGATTATTTGTGCCAGTTGATGTTGGCAAACCTCCACAAACACCAGTTACAGTTGTGACACCAGTAACCGTAATAGAACTTGTTCCTACATCTGTAACTCTTGCAAAACTTGGATCATTATTTCCCAAACCAAATCTCAATATATTACCAACTTTTAATGAACTAGGAAATAAAGGATTTGAACTTGTTATAGTGCTAAAACCTGTTGTTCCATTTTTAGAGGTGACTGATCCACTTCCAAAACTAAGAACTGGTCTTTGTAATACATCACCAGAGAAAGTTTTAGCAGCACCAACAACACCTGGCCCAATAGATGCTGACTCTCCACCGTAAATTGATTTAACATCCTGCATTCCATGAGATGTTACTGCAACTGAAACACGATTATTTGATATTCCATTTATTTCATATGGTTCATTTACTATAAATTTACCAGTTGTATCATAAAGTTCTAAAGATGTGCTATTTGTAACAGCATTAACTAAAAATCCTGTAGCACCACTATATTTTCCTTTAACTTGAGTTGGTATAGTAAATGAATCTGGTTCATTTAAAGTAATTTTTGTAAATAATTGAACATCATAAAGTGAAGTATCCCACTCATTTACTGCAGAGTTTGATGTTGAATATGAACCAGATTCTAAAGCAAAATCATAAACTCTAGCCATACCAATTTCATTTCCTGCAACCTTAAATGAATTTGCACCACCTCTTTGATCTCTTAAACTGACAATATAAGTATTACCAATTCCAACTTCAGGTGCACCCTTAACATTATTAAGTCTTAATGAACTTCCTGTTTTATATGCAACCCCTTGATTTTCTAATGTTTTTGAAGTTCTTGTCTTTGGAGCATCAATATATGTTGAACTAATAGTTTCAACCTCATATCCTTTTACAAATGCTTTACCTGGAGAAATTTGATATAAAGCAAGGTCATCTGATGCTAATGTTCCACCTTGAGTAAATTGATCAGATTGATATACACCATTATTACCTATGTTATTATTCAACGAATCTCTCATAGAAACATTAAAACTCTTAATTACATAATCACCAGACTCAGCGTATGTTCTACGAGCTAATTCATCTTTAATGAAACTATAATTAGTATTCTTAACTTGAGATCTTAAAACACCATTTTCTATGACTGCTAACTCTACAAAATTAGAATCGTTAAAGTCATCTAAAGGTTTAGCAAATAAACTAACCGCTATTTTTAAACGATCAGCACCAGGTGCAGCATAATTATTAAATCCTTTTGAATTATCTGCTAATGTCTCATCTTCATCAGCATTAATTATATCTTCATCAATTCTTAATCCGATTCTAGCACTAGGAGTATTTGTGTATTGTGATAAAACAATTGTTTCATCTTGAACTTGAACAAAACTACCTCTTATAAAATAAACACCATTCGATATTGAAAATGATGCAGCAGTTGATGTTGCATTGTTTGCAATACAAGAAGCAAATGATTCTCCTGTAGGTATAAAAGCGTTGTTTTGAGGGCCTGAAACAATATCACTATCTGCTATTAACAATTCACCATCAGCAAAAACTTTAATAGTGCTATCTTCTACACCAGAAGACATATATGAAATATACAGTGTTAAATTACCATTCTCACTATTCTCAGACTTGAGAACCTGTTTAATTATTGCTGTTACTCCAGTTGTTGCTCCAATTATTTTTCTATCAATTAACTGATCAATATAAAATTCTACAGGAACTCCTAAATGACTATTATTTAATTCTACAGCAAAATACTCAGACGAATAAGCAGTATTACCTGGTATTACTTTTGCACCCTCTTTAAAAAAATGTTGACCAAATTTTTCAATTTGATTCTGTAATATAGATTGAAGACCAGTTAATTCCCTTGCTTGTACAGGATAACCAGGCTTGAAAAGAATTTTTTGATAATTATCGTTCGGATCGAAATCATCAAAATATGGTGAAACGTTAAGGTTGGTTTGCTGAGCCATAGTTAATTAGAACTGTAATATTATTTTGATGTCTTCTTTTTGATTGGAAGATCTAGTAATTGATGGTCTGTGATCAACATAAATCATATTTCCAGAATATTTGTCAACTTCTGGATTAGAAACTCCCTTAGTAAACGATTGACCAAGGTAATAGGTTCTATTATTTAGAGTAGTGGAAAGACCTGAGAATGAGGTGCTAATTGACAAATTAGAACTACCACCAACAATCGTTACGCTACCACCAGCAGTTGGTTCGGAAGTAAACCTCGTTGTGTTATATCCATAAATTGCATCGACAGCTGTTTGTGCTGTTCCTACAGTGTTAAAACCAGCGATTGTTCTATCTTGCCAATATTTTAAAACGCCAGTAGTTTGATCATAATTAATTACATATCCAACAGCAGTAACACCCGTTCCAGTGGTTTGTTTTACTAAACTATCAGCAGTGAATGTTACAGAACTATATCCAGTTCCCGAAAGTCTTAATGCATATGCAGCACTTGCTTTATCTAATGTAAGTATTTCATTAGAATTAAATGCTTTTGGATTTTCTAAAATACCTATTCTAGCAATTTGGTTTCCAGTTATAAAGTCTGGGTTTTCGGCATCATTTTCAATTCTTGCATATAATAAAGCATTCGTTGCACCTAGTTCTCTATAGATATCAGCACCATGACCACCTGGTGGTGTAATAATTACATCAAGAGTAGGCGGAGAAGTTGGTGTTGGAATAGATCCAGCAGCTAAATCTACATTACCATAAGTATATCCATATCCCTCGTTTGATATAGTAACACTCTCTACTTGGGCATCATTATTAACAACAACGGTGCATTCTGCGTTAAATCCATCACCTTTAATTGGAACTCTAGTATAAGTTTGGTTAGCAGTTCCTATACCAGTTCCTCTGTTTTTAACAACAACAATTTTAATACCACCATCCACAGCATTATTCTTTACAGAAGCATCTGCAGCATTATCACCCCAATTTGCTGGAACTGGCATAAAATCAGTTGAGTCAAATTTAATTAAATCTGCAGGTTTAATACTATACAAATATTTCCAAATATATCCGTCACCAGATGTACCTGGTGTTCTTGGTTCCAAATCTGTAAAGGTTGGTTCGTCTAGAGATGGTTTTCCATCAGGTGTTTCGGGTGTCGTTCCATTCTGTAGACAAATATAAACTCTAAAGTCACTGTTAACAACAAAGTAGTTTGCAGTATATAATGATGTTCCACCAGAGTTTGGTGGTGCATTAGAAATACTATAATCATGCCTATAATAATCATATGTTGTTCCAGAGTTCCAATTCAATTTTGGAACAATTTGTTTTACATCAGTAGAAGTTACCCTCTTTACAGCTATCATACTATCATGATATTCGTTCATATTATTAAAATTATCAACTGGTGCTGGAGGATTTGAATCCCAGTCACTCTGATACGCTGTTGGATTAGGTAAACCCACAAAAGCATAGTAAGAATTAGTCGAAGTTGATACACCAGCAACGAAATTCTTTGCATTTAATATTCTTATTTGATCCGTTATGATTGCCGACATGAATTTTTGTTTACACTTTTTTTATTTATTTAGACAACATAGTTCTGAGATTTGAGAGCTATCTTTCTCTTAACCTGTGGCCCTGTCTTTATACCAGTGACACCATCAGTAGTATTAGCGGTATATGCCTGTGCTATTTGTCTGTCATTTAGTTGTAATCGACCCCAACTAAAGTCTCCCAAATATCGGGTGCTATGCCCTTGACCCACCGTTGAATATCCAACAGTATTCTGTAAACCATTCCAATTTAGAACTCTACAGAATACTCTTGTTGCTGCCTCTGACTGATCAGTACCGATCCCAATAGTTGTTATTCCAACATGGTGTGCGACCTCATATATGTTGTCTAAGGCAGTGGTTCCAACACCAACATATCCAATAGAACTAGTCATGGAAACTGCAGTAACACCAGAACCAATGTTGGTATTGCTAACTGTAAAGTAATATCCAGTCTGTAATCCACTTCTTGTCACAGCATCAGGGCTATTGATGTTTGCATCTCTTAGTGGAGAACCTTTTGGAATATACAAATCAAACACAACTCCAGTTCCAATACCAATTCCTGCGTTATTTGCATCAGAGATATTGGTTACTATACCAACTTTAGTAATAACACCAAAGTCTCCTTCAAATAAATCAACGGTATTTTCTTCCCTAACATATGTAGGTGGAGCAATAAGAACCACAGGAGGTGCAGCAGAAGTGTAACCAGTTCCAACAATTCCAGAGTTAATTCCCACTGTAATTGATGATATAGACCCATTAGTGACTGTTGCGGTTGCAATTGCTGTTGCAGTGGTTCCAATACCCACAAATGGAGTTCCACCAATACTTATAGGTTGCTGTATCCTCACTTCAGGAACTGATGTATAACCATCACCACCTGCTGTAATTGAAAAATGTTTTATTGTATTAGCAATAGACACGATTGCAGTTGCAGCTGCACCAGCAAGAAACTCATATTGTGCACTGGCATTGACAATTTGAATGTCTTTTTGGAAGTTCCTATCTGAAGGATTCTCATTCTCAGGATTAAAGAATGGTTTACAACTATCAATGAATATCTCTGTTTGACCCACACCAACTGATTGTATTAGATATGCAGTTGGAAATAGACTAGGTTCATATAATGGTCTATCCTTACGAACAATCTTTCCATCTATAAACCTATCTTCAAGTTGTCTATACCATTTAACAGGTCTAGTTTCAGTATCACTATCACCTATACCTCTTCCATAATATTGATTAGTTACAACTGTATCTGATGATTTTAATTCATGAACTGCTCTTGGGAATTCAACAAAGGTTCTTGTATTGTAAGCAGGATCAAATCCAACTTGTAAATCATCACCAACTTTAACAGTTTCTACAATATCTCTATCTTTTACGTCTTCACCACCAGTTCCTCTATAGAAGAATATTCTCATCACATCATCAGGATTTGGTGCTTCGGTAAATGTTATCGTTCCACCACCGTTGAATTCATAACCCTCACCTGGTACTTGCAATACGTCATTTATAGTAATAATGATAGTATTTTGCACAACTATATTTGAACCAGTTCTTGCTTGTATAGCAAATGCTTCACCACCAACTGTAAGTGGGAATGCTTTTCTAGAACCATTGAATAGACTTGAGAAATCATCAAGAGCCTGCAATTCACCCATTGTCCACATATTAAATTCATCATGATGAACTTTTTGCAGTGTTAATTGGAATGGTCTGAAAGGAACTTGCTCAACAGGAACTGCATAGGATTCACCAGGTGCAGTTGCGAATGTAGGAACAGTTAATACATGAGATTCACCATATCCAAATCCCGTATTGGTAATTTCAAAATCAATTACACTACCACCAGTGGTTGCAACACCAACTGTAATATTCGCTCTTGCTTGAGATCCACCAACACCTGGTGTTGCTGCATGATCATACCAAAGAGGTATATCCTGATATGGCAGTGGTGCGTCAATGATTGCTTCAAATGTAGATGAACCCACACCAGTAAAACCAGGAACAGGATTGGTTTGTGTGATAGCGATACTTACAACACGACCATTTGTAACTGCTGCAGTTCCAATAAATTGAATGTTAGGTGTTCCTGTGGAAGTTGTAAATGCAACACCAACTTTAACTTCAGTTGCTATTCCAACACCACCAATCGAACTTGTTGATGATAAACCAGCATAACCTGGATTTACTCTATAACCAGATCCACTATTACCAATACTAACTGCTGTAACAATACCAGAGGAAGCAAAACGAATAGTTGCACCAGCACTAACTAAAGGTTGATATCCCAATCCCTCACTTGATCCAACTGATATAATGATACCACCAGTAGGAACAGTTGCAGTGTTAACATCATTAGCAATAGATGATGCAGTTCCTGTAAAGGTAATAGATGTAATTCCAGAAACTTCTTGTAAAGTATAATCATTTAAATCTCCAGCACCTTGTAATATACCATTTATCATTACAATACCAAGGTTTGTAGCAATACCAGTTACATTTGTTTTATTTTGCTTAAGAGTGAATACTTCACTTTGACCGTCGAATGATCTTGATATATCATCAATGGCATAGTTTCTACCATAGGCATCAAAGTTACCACCCTTAATACCAGACCTGTTAAAGATTCTACCACTGAAACTTGATGTGGTTGTTATACCAGTAAAGTCTCTATCACTAGATGGTAAAGCGGTGCTTCCAACAGCTATAGGTCTACCACCTTTTGGTGCTGCAGCGAAATTAAGAGTATTATCGACTATATTGTAGTTACCAGACATTTTCTCAACAACATCATGATTAGCATGTGCAGCGAGCTCAGTTCCCATCCAATTTCGATGAACCCTAATAGCACTACTAATACCTGCATTTTCAACTGCAATTATCTTCATCATCTCATTATTAACCTTTATAACATCTCCACTAAAGAATGATGTTATACCAGAAGTAAACATTATAGATTCACTCTGAACAAAACTCACTCCAAGAGATGTGGTAACACCAGTACCCACTATGGGGCTTTGAATAATATTGTCAATTGATATTAATGCCCTCGTATTTTGATTTTTACTTATTAGACTGTGAGACGTTCCGATACCAACCGAAGTGAGTTGTAATGGAACCGCAATAGACTTCAATGCATTTTCTGCAGTTGCTGCAAGTTTAACTAAAGTATCACTGATTTTTATAATAAAGACTGAATCTGGAAGATAGGTTACATTTGCGGGAGTAGTTGTTGCTGTTGTTCCAATACCAATATGATCTGTAGTTGCTCCAACACCTGTAGTTGTGCATCCTACTATTGGTTGTTTTACAGAATATTCAACTTCTTCACCAGTTACAAAGAAATGGTTTGGAATACTAATTGTATTATTTGTTGTGTTTATGATATCGGTACTAGATCC